TTTGATTGACGAAATTCTTTCAATGCTATAATTTTTTTGTCACTTTTTTTTACGTTCCCATTTCATAAGTATAAAACTTTTATCACATGGATATTAAAGCTGAATTGCTAAAAATTAAAAGCTATCTAATGTCGAGTGAAGTTACCACAACCGCCCAAGAGTTCGCCATGTACGACCTTGCAAGTGGTGGTCAAGTATCGATCAACGGTGAAATCGTTGTAGGTGCAGAGGTAATGGTAATCGACGGAGATGGTAATGCCGTTCCCGCTCCCGATGGTGAGCATGAATTGGTTGGTGTTGCTAAGATCAAAACCGAAGGCGGTAAGATTGTTGAAATCATGCCTATCGAAGAAGAGCCTAAAATCGAAGTTGAAATCGAAGCAGGCGAAAACAAAGAGGAAATGGCCGAAGCTGAAATGATGCCCGAACACGCTAAAGCGATGGAATCAATGAGTGAGCGTATCACCAAGTTGGAAGGTATGATCGCTGATATGATGACTCGCATGGATGGAATGGGTAAAGCTACCGAAGCCATGAGTGCCGTTGTTGAGGAAGTCGCAAGCCGTCCGACTGCCGAGGTTTCAAAACCCGTTGCTTTCACTTACTTGAATCCAAAGGAAAAGCAAAACGATAAATTTTCAAAACTTTTAAACGCATTAAAATAAACAAAAATGAGTTACAATTTAGCTGGGTTAACTGCCAATACTAACGAGCAAACCCTACCCTTAATCACCAAGTCGTTATTTAACGCACGCACAATTTCTTTGATCAACAAGCAAGTTGGTGTTAAGTATGTTTCTGCTTTGAACTTGTTGGACACCACAACTACTTTTGCTTATGGTAATAGTTGCGGGTTCAATGGTGATGGAAACACTACCGATTTCACACAGCGCAACTTGACTGCGGTTCACACCAAGGTTCACGAAGCAATGTGCCCAAAGGCTTTGGAAGCGTACTGGATGCAAACCCAATTGACTGCGGGTTCAATGCCAACAACTATTCCATTCGAGCAAGTTTACGCTGAACAAAAGGTTGCTTCTATTCAGAAGACCTTGGAAACTGCTATTTGGCAAGGTACAGGTTCAGGAGGTTCAATCACTGGATTGCAAAAGATTTTCGCTGATGCAGCTACTGCCGCTCCATTAACGGCTTGTATCGATTTAAACGATTCTGCTTACGGGTGGGCTACTGACCTTACTTTCGCTGCTTTGCGTGATACGTCTTCAAACGCTATCAAGTTGTTGAACACTTTTGAAACTTATCTTCCTGCTGATATCAAAGGTTACGACGACGTTGCAATTTTCTGTGGTATCGACGTATTCACTGCAATTAAGCAAGGTTTGGTAGCTGAAAACTTCTTCAATATTTCTTACTTGAATGGAGTTGAGAATTACGAATTGACGTTGCCAGGTTCTAACATCAAGTTGTACGGAGTAAACGGGTTGAACGGTCAATATGATTTGTACGCAGGTCGTACTTCTCACTTCGTTTTCGGTACTGACTTGTTGAATGAAGAAGAGCGTTTCGAAATTTTCTATGCTAAGGAAAATGACCAAGTTCGTTTCGTGTGCGAGTTCAAGGCTGGCGTTCAAATCGCTTTCCCTGATCAGACCCGTCGTTTCATGATGACTGCTTAATCGAACGATTGAACTATTAACCAAGGGGTGGGTGAAATCGCCCACCCTTTTTTTTGAACATAAATAAAGAAAAAAAGATATGAGTTGCGCATTAACCGCAGGATATTCACTCGCTTGTAAAGATAGCGTTGGTGGATTAAAAGAAGTTTACTTGGAAAACTTCGGGGATATTACCTATGGTGCTGAATCGTCAGGGGTAATTTCAACAGTAACGGGTTCGTTTTACAAATACGAATTACCAATGAATACGGCTCAATTTACCGAAACGGTAACATCGAGCGTTGAAAATGGTACTACATTTTATCAAACAGAACTTTCAATCGTATTGCCTAAGCTAACCGCATCACTTCGAAATCAGTTGAAGTTATTAGCCCAAGCTAAGTTAGCCGTTATAGCCGTTGACCGTAACGGTGAAAAATGGATTATGGGATTGGAGAACGGAGTTTATTTGACCACTGGAACGTCTGCAACTGGAACTGCGATGGGTGATTTAAACGGCATGACTTTGACGTTTACTTCAATGGAAAAATCGCCCGTTGTTGAATTCTCAGGAACGATTGTAGTACATACCTAAACCTACACACTTTCCATATTTTGAAGGGGGGCGTTTACGCTCCCTTTTTTTATTCGTTACATTTTCGTTTTTTCCCATTATATAAATATGCAGTTGATCACAACGAACGCAGTTAACCGCCTATTCTTTACCGCTACCGAAAACATGGTGAGTGGTGATTGGGTATATTTAAACATTCACCACGTTGCAACCAATGAAGATTATTTTTTCGACTTTCCGAAATCTCAAAACCTTAGTCCATTTACTGGCCGTTTTGATGCTTGGGATTGCAATGTTGGTAATCTACCCGTTGGTCAGTGTTTATATACACTTTACGAGGGTAATGAAGGAGCGGTTAACCCTGAAAGCGAGGAAATTTTAAACGTGTTGGAAGTTGGATTGTACGAAGTTTTGGCGAATGAAAGCACCGACGTCGTATTTGAAAACGATACAACTTACATCGAGCCTAATTTATGAGTTCAAGAAGAGTAAAAAATGTGTACGGAATCCCGAAAAGTTCGCCTATTGTACGACAGGACTTTGAAACGAAGTTACCCGAGTACAAGGTAGTGAACGGAAAGGATTACGTAATGTACGGGGAAAGCAACCGTTATCCCGATTATTTGTTGGAAATGTACCAACGTAGCGCAAAGCATAACGCTATTGTGAACGGTAAAGTCAACTACATCACGGGCAAGGGATGGACTTACGAAGCGGACAAAGTACCAAGTGAAATGCTTGGTGAGTTGAACCGATTGATGGAGAACCCGAATCCTTACGATGACTTGAACGATATTCTATATAAGACCGCACTTGACTTCGAGATTTTCAACGGCTTTGCCTTGGAAATCGTGTGGAATATGAATGGTAAGGTTAGCCAAATTGCACATAAAAACTTCGGTAACCTACGTCGCAACGTGGATGGAAGCAAGTTCTATTACGCAGATGAGTGGAAGGAGTTTGGAGAACCCGAAGGACTTACCGAGTATATGCCGTTCGACCCCGAAAAACGGTTAGGTAAGCAACTATTTTACTATTGTAGTTACGCTCCAAGCGTGCGTTATTACCCCATTCCCGAATACCTTGGCGCACTTGCTTACATCGAAACCGATGCACGCATTGCAAACTACCACGTTAATAACTTACGCAATGGTTTTCTTGGTGGTTTCCTTTTCAACTTCAATAATGGAGTACCTTCGGATGAAGAGCAAAGGGAAATTAAACGTCAATTACAGAAGCAATTAAAAGGCGACGACGGGGAGCGTATCGTGGTGAACTTCAACGATAGTGCCGACACTGGTTTAAAGATTGAACCATTAAACGCTAACGACCTCGATAAGCAGTTTAATATCTTGAATGAAACAATCCAACAGGAAATCTTTGTTGCTCACCGCGTAACCTCCCCGATGTTGTTTGGTGTACGGGTTGACGGGCAATTAGGTGGGCGTTCTGAATTGGTTGAAGCTTACGAACTATTTAAAGCGGTTTACGTTAACGACCGAGTTCAAAAGTTGGAAAAGGTGTTCAACTACATTTTTTCCTTCAATGGTTTGGGTGTGTTGGAAATCGAACCTACTGAACCAATTACAGAGCAGTTGAGTGAAGCAACTTTGTTGCAGATTGCGAGCCGTGCTGAACTTCGTGCGATGATGGGATTGAAGGATGATACCGTAAGCGTACCGAAAACAACCGATATGCTTCAAGCCCTTTCTCCATTGGTGGCCAATAAGATTTTGGAGAAAATGACTGACCAAGAAATTAGGCAGTTAGTTGGATTGGACTTGCCTTCAAACGATGAACAACCGCAAGCCTTCACTCACCACGATTTCCGTAAAGAGAAAGAAGAGTTAGCGTTATTTCAAAAGTTTGGCCGTGACGCTTCCGAGTTCGTTGAGGTTACACGTAGGCCGATGCGTTACGGGTTCGAGTTGTTAGAGCAAGAATTTGCGAGCGAATACGCTGAACTTGACGCAGATATTTTAAAGTTGATCGAGAAAGACCCCGCCATTACCTCGGATAAATTAGCCGAAAAGTTGGGAAAGTCAATAGAGTTAATTTCAGACCGTATAAGCGCACTTATTGAAGCGAAGGCTATCAATATACGTGGAGCGTTAAAAGAGCTTGGAGAGTCTGCAAAGGACTTTATTAAGCCACGTAACCCCGAAGGTGAACCGTTGGTGCAAGTGATGTACAAATACGACGTACTTCCTGAGTTTGGCCCTCAAAAGTTGATCGCTGGAAGTCGTGAATTTTGCTCAAAAATGATTGACTTAGGAAGGTATTACACCCGTCAAGACATTAACCAAATTTCCGATATCATGGGGTATTCAGTTTGGGAGCGAAAAGGCGGTTGGTATACCAAACCTGGAACTAACCAACACTACCCAACGTGTAGACATACTTGGATGCAAACACTTGTAAAACCGAAAGCATGAGCCAAAAAGCTTTATTCATAACCGAGAAGCAATTAAAAGATGCTTCATTGATTAACGAGAACGTTTCAATGGTGAAGTTGCGCCCTACGTTGATCATGTGTCAAGAGATGCACATTCAACCAATTTTAGGTAGCGACCTTTACAAAGAAATTGCAAATCAAATCATTGCGGACGATTTAACCCAAGAGAATGAGGACTTGCTTATTGACTACATTCAGCCATGTTTGCAAATGTTTGTACAAATGGAGTTCCCGATGGCCTTCGGTTTCCAATTACGAAACAAGAACGTGGAGCGTGGTACGGATCAAAACAGTACGCAGGCCTCCATGAGTGAACTTCAAAGGTTAATTGACTACTACAAATCGAAGGCGGAATGGTACGCTGAAAGAATTACCCGTTTTATTTTGACAAATATCACCGACTTCCCTGCGTATCAATCACCAAGCGGACAAATCGATACCATTTTGCCTAACCGACGTAATTACACTGCGGGATTGGTGTTGAATAACTACGGTTGTTGTGGCGATTATGCGAGCCGTTACCAAGCTAACTTCAATCGGGATTGTGACTGTTATTAAAATCTATGAGTTACCACAAAAAGAACGTCGACAAATTAAGGGTTTACCTATCAAAAGAGAAAGATGCAAAGTTGGAACACGATAAAAAGAAGCTTAAAGGAATTCAGCGAGACACATCCGCTCGTTAATTCGTTTGGGACGGGTAACATTCTCGACCCTGATAGCGCACAAATAACCAATTTTGTTACTCCCGAAATTGATAGGATTTATTACCCTTTGGTTTTTGCGACGTTGGATTCTTCGAGGTTTGGAAGCAACTCGGTTACGTTTACCGTTG